AATTGTGAAATTAAAGGCGGTGCAACGGCGACATCAATAGAGGTAAAAAAAGGAGAAGTATGGAGTTATGTATGTTACTTAGAGAATTGTCCGACTTGGAATGCGGCATTACAATGTGAATGGAGATGGAAATATATATCAAGACAAATTCAGAAAGATAAACCTACACAAAATCCTCGAGAGAGAAGGTTAGAGGCGTTAGAGAGATTGTTAAAATTAGATAAACCAACGTCGAAGGCGGAGTTGTATTCAAGTTGGGAAAATAGTCCAAATGTAGTTTATTTATAATAATAATAAATAAGTAATAAAGAGAGTAAAGAAAGTAATTCAACTTGTTCGTATTTAAGTCTATTATAAGAATATGTCAAATATAAGGTTTGTTGAGGGTCACACATAAAAGGAATAATATAGGAAGAAAAAGGTAAATTGGTATTAAAAAGTGGGATAGCAGAACTAAGTATTTCTGTAAATGTAGCAACTGGTAATTGATAATCAGGGTTAACAATAGCACATGCAGAGGCAATTCTAGCGGCTCTGACGAGAGGATATATAATCATTATATAAGAATATTAAATTATATTTAAGTTATTAATATAAAAAGTTAAAATAAATAATAATGAGGTGCAAATTTCGGCTTGATAATAAATATTTTGATTTTTTTGATAATTAATGATAAAAAAATGAGAGAAGTTAGGATGATACATGATACATAGAGTTAAAGCCATAATTTTAGTATACATTTTGAGATTTAAAAAAGGTCCAACAACACTAATTACTTCAGAAGCGGCGATAGCCTGAATAGGATGTTGTGGATATAATAAAGTAGCAGCGACAATACGATTAATTCTAACAATAGGAACAAGATACATTATAGAATATATATTTTTTTATTTAATATGTAATAAAATAAAAAAATTGAAAGCAATAAAATAAAATAAAATAAAATACAATAAAATACAATAAAATAATGATGGAGGAATATGATTCAGTTGATGTTGAAGAACTGAAAATCCCAGGATTATATTATGTGAATGATTTAAAAGAAGATAATATGAAAAATCTAATTCCGTTATTAGATAAATTAAATTGGGTGAAGTTGTCTAATAATCCTAATAGTAGAATGGTTCAGCATTATGGATATAAATATGATTATAAAACTTATAATATAAATATTAAATGTGATCCAATACCATTATGTTTAATTTTATTAAGAAATCTATTAACTGATATATGCAGAGAGTTAAATATAATAAATGATGATTATGAATTTAATCAATGTATTGTAAATAATTATTTACCAGGACAAGGTATAAGTAGACATATAGATGTAAAAAAATATGGTGATGTAATTGGATGTTTTACATTAGGTAGTGGAGCAACGATGACTTTTAAAAATAAGAATGAAGAAGAATATTTATATGTTGGTCCATATTCGTTGTATATTATGAGCGGTGATGCAAGATATATATGGAGTCATGAGATGGATGGAAAAAAATATGATATAGTAGATAATACTAAAATAAAAAGAGAACGTAGAATTTCAGTAACATTTAGAAATGTTCCATCTTAAATACTAACAAAATTACCAATGTCATCTGTGTATATAATTTTTATATTATAATTATATATTATGAATAATATTTTGAATATAGCACGAGCATTTGAAAAAATAATATTATTAATTTTATATTTTGGTTATTTTTTTACTTTAAATATTGATTTTTTAATATTTACTTTGGGATATATTTTAAATAATAAGTTAAATTATTTATTAAAATATAATATTTTTGAAAAAATATTTGGAAAAAATAATATACCATTGTTAGGTAAAGGAATTAGACCAAATGGAGCTAAAAATTGTTGTAATTTTGCACCATGTAATCCATTAAAACCTAAATATCCAAAATCATATGGTATGCCGTCTGGTCATTCTCAATCCGTAGCTTATTTTTCAACACTAGGTATAATGTTATTATTAGATAATAAAAAAAATAATAATGTTATAAATATTTTATGTTGTTTAATATTAATATGTTTAACAATATTTATAATGTATTCTCGTATATTATTTAAATGTCATAGTGGAATGCAAACATTTATAGGTGCTTTAATTGGAATAATATTTGGATTATTATTATATAAATATAAAAATAAAATAAAAAATAAACTCAATTTAGATAATAATAATGATAATAATGATAATAATAATGAAATATACATATTAATAATAACAACATTAATAATATTAAGTATTTTATAGTAATTAATCAATTTGTTCTTTAAGTTCCGTAAGGTTTTACAATACAATTATATACAGATAATGATTTTATGAGTTATGATTATAAAAAAATATATTTTATATAACTATTTATATATTAAATATATATAAGATTACCATTATCATCACTATATATAATTTTTTTTAAAGCATAATTTTTCTTTTTAAGTGTAAAATCAATAGTATTCAAACAGTTTAAACAGGGTTTAGCCATCATTAATTTATCACCTTTATTATTAGTGCGAAATACTATAAGATTGATAGGACATTTTTTATGTGATTTTTTAAGACGTTGAACACAATCAACTTCTGCGTGAACACAATCAGTAGATATATCTGATTTTTTATTCATAAGATTGTATTGATTATGGCCAAACGCATAAAACGCACTGATGATTTAACTTAGGATTGAAGGCGACACAACCAAGTTTGACCTTACCATTGTCGTTATTTTCAATGGAAGCACGCAAAGGAACATATGTGTTCAAAATGTTGTCCAAAACCATTTTTAATAAATATCAATTTCATTAACACCATATTCTGTATCAATTTTTTTTTGTATATCGTGTGCAATACATAAAGCTTTACCTCTATTAGTAGTATATTTAGAGTTATAATAGAGAATATACTGTAAAATATATTCTTTATTGAATTGTGTTTCAGTATTCAAATTAGGAATAACATAATAATAATATTTGTTATTTTTGGAATTGACTTGTTTAGCGACAGCAATAATATTATCTCTGCTCATAATAAATTTAATAATAATAAAAATAATATAGATGTATTCAATTTTTATATAATTAATACCAGATAGGCATTCTGTATTTTTGGATTTCATATAAATCAAGTGTTAATTTTTGTCTATATTCTTTGCGTTCTTCCCAATCATAATCAGGATAGATGATTTGAAAAATGAATTTTAACATTTATAATTATAATAATGTTAAAATTTTTAAGTAGATTTTAAAGAAGACAATTAACTAAATCATTATAAAAATTTAATATAACACCACCACTAGCATCGCCAAATTGAATAAAATGAACGATAGCTAGAACCATATTTTTTTTAATATCAATAGGAATATGGTTATTATTTAAAATACAATTAATTAATATATCACTATTGTGTAATACGATATGCGAAATACTATCTACTTGAGGAAAAATACTAGAAATTTTTTTGATTATAAATTCACCTTGTTCTTGATTAAAATTAGATGAGAAAGTAGTTAAATATTCAGGACATATAGGTACAGGTTTATGAATATTAAATTGTATTTTATTAATATCTAAAGGTACAAATGCCTGGGCAGGAGTTGATATTATAATCAAAAATTTGGTTAGAAATTTTAACATGTTATAAATATACAAAATATATTTAAATAATTTATTAATTTATGTTTATTTTTTGCATAATATTAACAATATTAGGTACATTGGTATCTGAAGTTATAGTTTGAACTCTAGTTTGTCCATTAATTCTTTCGGTAATGGTAACAATTTTTTTACCGTTTTCAATTCTAGTAGATGTTGATCTCATAACTGTATTTTGAGGTATTTGAACGACATTGATGCCATGAGACATATTCATAAAAACAGGATGATTAAAAGGCATATTTTGCTGCATATTCATTTGAGAAAACATTTGCTGAAATAAATCGTGAGGATTAATTTGAGGCATAGAATTTTGTCTAAATCGTGGATCTTGTGCGTATTTATCTTTATTGGTTAATATTTCATATGCTTGAGATATCTCTTTAAATTTTTCTTCGGCTTGTACTTTATTATCTGGATTTTTGTCAGGATGATATTTGATTGCTAGTTTTCTGTAGGCTTTTTTGATATCATCAAGAGAAGCGTTATTTTCTAGTTCAAGTATATGGTAATATTTATCAAACATAATAATATATTTTATAATATAATATTTATATTATAATGTTATTGATATATTTTTTGATAAATTTTGTCATAAATCCTACTAAGGTATATTTAAATCTAGAAAAACCGAATAATTTTATAATACATACAGGCGTAACAGTAAAAAATAATTTGAACGAAGTAAGATTTGATTTCAGGGCGTTTAATGATAATAGAGATTATATGACGACATTTGAAAGTCGTAAAAATATATCAGAGATGTTTCCAGATTTAGATAGAAGATTTATAGATTATAAAGGTTTAGGTCAAGAGATAGAATTTATATATAGAAAAGAATTGTATTGGGGAACATCAAATTATAATATCGAAGAGATAATAAGTTTGGAAAAAAAATTACATAAAAAATATATACTAGGAGTTTATGATTGTCGACATTATGCAGATGAATTATGCAAGTTAATTATAAATAAAAGAATACCAATATGGAATTTAAAAAGTTTATTATAATAAATTTATAAAAAATTGATTTAAAAAAAATAAAAATATAACTGCATAGAGAGATGTTTCTTTTAAATACTTGGAGATCATTAAGAAATAATAATATTGATTTTTCAAAATTTGAAAGTATTTTGGAATATCAATATTCTGGATATGAATATAATGATAATAAAATTTCAAATCAAGCATTTGATGATGATGAAATGTTGATTTGTTTTAAAAGATATGTGAAGCAATATAAAAAGAAAAAGTATATAGTGTCTTTATCTGGTGGAGTAGATTCAATGGTAGTTGCAACAATTTTATGTTATTTAGGTTATGAAGTAGTTGGAATTCACATTAATTATAATAATCGTAAAGAAACAAAATATGAACAAGAATTTCTGGAAGTTTGGTGTAAATATAATGATATTAAGTTATATGTAAAAAGTATAGATGATGTAATTAGAGGTTCAATAAAAAGAAGCGAATATGAATCATATACAAGAAAAGTTAGATTTAATTTATATAAGGAAGTTTTAGCTCTAGAAAATTGTGATGAAATATTACTAGGTCATCATAAAGATGATATTGTTGAAAATATTATAGCAAATGTTTGCAGAGGACGTAATGTATTAGATTTGGCTGTAATAAAAGAAACAAATGTAGTAAATGATGTTACAATGGTTCGTCCTATGATAAATTTATATAAAGAAAGTATATATAATTTTGCACAAGAAAATGGTGTTCCATATTTTAAAGATACAACACCAGAATGGTCGGTGCGAGGAAAATATAGAACTAATGTGCATATTGCTTTAGAAGATACATTTGGTGAAAATATGAAAGAAAATTTAATTGGTTTGGCTAGGCAATCATATGAATGGAATATGTTAATTATGAAAGAGTTGATTGAACCATTTTTAGAATCAGTAAAACATAATTATAATGGTGATAGTGATAATGTATATTTTAATGTTGAAAATTATTTAAAATATCCATTGTGTTTTTGGAATTTAGTTTTTGCGAAGTTGTTTTATCGTTATGGTAAAAATAGTCCATCAAAAAAGGGAATACAAACTTTTATGAATTCAATTCCAGGAATTGGGAAAGTATCAATTTCAAATAGTTGTATTTGTAAAGTAACAAATAACAATGTGTTAATTAGTTTTAAGACATAATTGTATAAATATATAAATGAGTTTAAAGAAATTATAGTAAATAAAGTTTTATAATTAATAACTGTCTTCACTATGGTCTTCATAATCACATGGAGCATAATTATTTTCATTTTCATCTCTAAAAATGAAATTGTGAATTTGTTGAGTTAACCAACTATGATATAATTTTAGATTTTTATAGTCACGATTATCAACCCCTTTAGAAATAGTTCCATGCATTAAATCAGCCCATAAAGGATCTAAAATATCACAATGCCCATGTTCTTCAGATTCAATAAATTCAACATTAAGGTCACTATTTAAAGAAAGTAAATTTTTTATATCAAGCCGAAAGGCGGGTATAAAAGGAATTATAAAGGGGTCAAGAGACCATTTATATGATTTTTCGGCAGTAATAATAAGTAAATCTTTTAAATAAAATAATTTTTTATTTTGAATATTATTAAATAGATTAAATAATTTACTATTATCTACTGGGTCTAACAAAATGAGTTTTTTCATATTTTTGAAATCATTAGAAAGATTAATAGCATTAACACATCCACTAGAATGTGTTATTGGTATGATTGATGAATATTCATTTTCGATACTTTTAATATATTCATAAGATGCTTGATAGTCGTTAGGTAAAACAGAAACAGAATATTTGTAATAGACTAATGAACTAATAAAATTATTATAAATATCAGCAGGTATAAGTGAGTTTGCACCTGTAAAAAAGAGTAAAGATTGAAGATTTTTTTTTTTAATATTATCAGGTTCATAAACCTTTATAATATTATCATTGTATTTTTTTTTATAAATATTAACAGGATCACTAAAGATGTAGGAAGAATTGACTGGAAGCAAAATCATAATAAAATGAAAAAATGTTTTCATTTGTAAATTATATTTATATTAAATATTTATGTATTAATCTATAAAACATTTATTACATTTAGCATTTCCATTAATTATATTATAATTTTCAATTGAATTTTCATCATCTTTATATAAAATATTTACATTAAAATCTATTAATACTTTATTACAAATTAAACATTTAATAATTTTAAGTAAATGATATTCTTCCCAAATAATTTTCCTAATATCAAGAGGTAAATATAATTGATTATTTAGACTAGTGATATAGATAAAATATTTGATACCAGAATAGTTGAACATTATATATTATAAATATAAAGATATATTTATTCTATTAATTAATGGAAAAACATAAAAAAGACTTAGCAGAAAAGGGATATACTATATTTAAAAATTTGTTATCAGTTGAAGAAGTAGATGAATATAAAAAGGAATTTTATAAATGGTTAGATATTGTTCCAGAGTTAAAAAAATTACATTCTATGATAGATTTTAATGGTATTTTTAAACATCATCAGGTAGGAAATCAAAGATTTGCTTGGTTATTACGAAGTAATCCAAAAATAGTAAATATTTTTAAAGAATTATGGGAAACAGACGAATTAGTAACATCATTTGATGGGTGTTGTTATTATCCAAAAGAATATAAAGGAGAAGAGAGATATTGGACACATACTGATCAGTCATCAAGAAAGAAAGGAGTTTATTGTTATCAATCTTTTGTGAGTTTAACAAATAATGTAGAGAGAACATTACAAGTTTATGAAGGAAGTAATTTATTACATGAAAATTATTTTGAGACAATGAATATAGATGAACCGAGAGATTGGAATATAATTGATATTGAATATATAAAAAAAATTTCAGATAGTAAAAGGGTTTTAAATGTAAATGAGGGTGATTTGGTAGTTTGGGATTCTAGAACATTTCATCAAAATTTATGTGGAAATGAGGAATGTGAAGAAGAGAGATTAGTGCAATATTTGTGTTATTTACCAAAAAATAATGATGGAAATACAGAAAGAGAACGAAGATATAGAAAAAGATATTTTGAAACACGTAGAACAACAAGTCACTGGCCATATCCTATGAATGTAATACCAACTCAACCGAATGCATATAATTATTATAATCCAGAAGAAGAGATAATTATAGATTATGATTTACTTCCAGTCCCTTATTTAAACGATTTAATAGTAAAAATAAATGAATTATTATGAATGAAGTTCAAGCCATCCAACGATGATATATTTATCTGAACTAATAGGCATATTACCTCTATGCGTGTATGTCCAGGAGGAAGGAAACATTAATAATTTGCCTTGTTTTGGTAAAATTTTGGTTCCATCAATAAATTCAGTTTCTCCTCCAATATTTACGTCATTAATATACCATATAAATGTTATAAATCTATAACCTTTATGGAGGTAGGTATTCAAATCGCTATGAAAAGTATAAAATCCAATATTTTTAGTATATTTGTTGAGAGATATATGGCTTTCAATAATTTTTAAATTATCGTTATTTATACTTTGAAGATTGATATTATAATTTTTAATATGTAATAAATATTGTTTAAAGGCTTCTTTTAATTTTTGACTTAATATATTGTAATATATGTTAGGCAGGTCATAAATAACACTAATATATGAGCTATTTCGTATATTTTGTATAATTTTATCGCCAGAAATTCTTGAAATTTCTGTTTTATTTTCATATTCCTTTTGATTGAATATATCAATAAGTGTATTGCAAAATGATGTATCAAGATTATTATTTATTGTATAAATTAAATTAGACATTAATAAATTTAATTTATAATATTTATATTATTTATCTCTATAATATTTATATTATTTATATTATTTATATTAACTATTTGTATTATCTCCATAATATAGTATGCCTTTTACAGTATATTTGTCAAAATTTTTAGAGATATTATGTTTATACATCATATCCCAAGTAGCGGGATAAAAAATTAAATTACCTTTTTTTGGTAAAATTTTGACTCCATTAATAAATTCGAGTTCACCATCTTCTTCAATTGTATTAAGAAAAAAGACAAATGACACCATAGCAGCACCCAAATTATTCCATTCAAAATCGTGTTTAAAATTTTGAAAACCAGTATTTTTATAATATTTAGAAATTGTGTATCCATTATCTTTAAATTTAGAGTAAGTAAATTGTTCAATTGTATCAATGCAACATTTACTATAAATCATTGTATGTTTTCCAACTATTTCACAAATGACGTTATCTATATCTTTCCATAAATCAAAATCATGTGAATTTGTATTTATTCTATAAACTGAAAAATTAGAATCATTATTAACAATATTGTTAATATTATTGCAGTTATTAAATTTATTAATAATATTATCACACATTCTATCACTTAAAACATTTTCATAAGTACAAATAAGTTTTTTAATGATATTATCCATATTAGTAATATACTAATAAAAATTTTAAATAGTTTTTTTTATTTAATTTTTATCCAACAAGCAATAACATATTTTATATCACTTATAGGAACACAACCTTTATGCACGTAAGTCCATAAACATGGAAAAATTAGTAATTTTCCTTTTTCGGGTTTAATTTTAGTGCCGTCAATAAATTCAGTTTCACCTCCTTCATCAACTGTATTTAAATAAAATAAAAGAGTAAAATATCTGTAACCAAAATTACCTAATTTGGAAAAATCATGATGGAAATTAAAATAATCTTCATTTTTACAGTATTTATGCATAAGAAATTTTGGAAAAAATTCAAATTCTTTAAAATTTAATAAATTTTTTAAATTATTGTTTTTATAAATATTTAGATAATTATTTATAATAGG